CTCTTCGATGAACCTGACAGGGGGAAGCTGATTAAGTACAGCTCCTCCCGCAATCTTGTCCGCCCGGAGCCGGTGAAGAAAGAATACTCACGCCGTACTGTCAGAAAGATACTGCGAGATGGTCCAAAGCCGCACACAGGATTTTATATTGACAAAGATTCTGTAGTCATCGGTGTTAATCCATACACCGGCTACAGCTACATGCATTATACAGAGACAAGAATAAAGCGAAAGCAGAAAGGAGGCAGTGATGCAGCATGTGAATATCTATGTTGAAAGTACGTGGCGTGGACCACGGCATGCATCAGGCGTCTATGAATTTATCATGGAAGTACATATGCAGCCGGGACAGGATCCTGTGACACTCACGAAGCATACAGAGCTTGAAGACAGCACGGAGAACACATCATACGTGCAGGCGGCGGCAGAGGCTGTAAACCGCTTAAAGTCTAAATGCGAGGTCACTTTTTACACGCCGAACAGGTTCTTCAACATGGCGGTCAATGAATACCTTCCGCGCTGGAAGAATAACGGTTATCTGTCATCACATGGTGACCTGATAGCCAATGCACCAGAGTGGCAGGCAATAGCGCAGAAGACGGCAGCAGTCCGGGCAGAGGACAGGCACCACACGTACCAGCAGTGCATGAGGGATGACATACGCAGGCTGCATCTGAAAATCAATGAAAAGCATCATGCAGAATAAGGCGGACGGCTGCTGTTATCTGTGTGCAAAGCTGTATGGCATATATGACAGGCAGGATAACCTGCAGGAGCACCATGTCATCTTCGGGCGTGCCAACAGAAGGCTGTCGGAAGCGTATGGTCTTAAGGTGTATCTATGCCTGCGGCACCACACGGAAGGACCGGAAGCGGTACACCATAACGCACAACTCCGGCAGCAGCTGGAGGAGGATGCACAGAGGGCATTCTTAAGGACGCATACAATGACGGAATGGATGGCGGTGTTCGGCCGAAATTTCATCATGTCAGACAGCCCGCCGCATTTAGACTTTAAGCCAAAAAGTGAGAATTTGGGAATAACATTTTTTGAAGAGGACGGGGAGTGATGAGTGTGTACGTCAGAGCCCCGCCGGGAAACAGATGTTAATAATGAAAGGAAATATATTAGCGTATTACTAATTAGCCAATGGTTTTATGTTATATTAGTCATAGTCAATAGAATCCCAAATGAATATTGCAAAACAGTGGCGGATAATATAGAATAAAGGCAAACGATAAAGAGGTGTGAGGATGCTTAAGATAATTAAAAGAGAAGATGATGATAAAAAAGAATTACATGAATCTGAAATGAGGCTAAAATATGAAAAAAATAAAATTCATAGTCGATACATTGCGTGTATATGTATTGGTATATGTATATGGATTATTATAACGAATACGGCACAACAGGTCGATTTCGTTGCACAATTAAGTATGGCTAGTACGGTCACATCAATTATTCTATCAGTGATTGCTATAATTATGAGTATATCTGGAGAGGTGACAACAGAGGGGATTCGTAATCAAATGTTAGAGACAATTCAGGAATTACACACAACAGCAAACATTGTGAAAGATATTAACTCAGAGGTGAAAGATAACATACTTGAACTAAAAAAGAGTATAGATGAATTACAGGGCAAAATAGATGTCTTACCTGATGCTACGGCAGATACAATATATAGAAAGGGAAATAGTAGAAACTCATATACAGAACAAAAAACGATTAAAAACAGAAATAGTGGAAAGTGGACTAAAAAAGATGGAAAATAAATTGAATTTTAATATATTACTTTGTAGAGAAGCTGATGATGATTTGACATTTATAAAAGATATTTTTGATACAATACAAATGGGAGAAGAAAATAAAATTTCGTTTGATATTGTAACATTAATAAACGGAACAACAAATGAATCCAAAATAAATCTTATATGCGCAATAGAACAATTAGATAATGCTTCACATAACCCTAACGAAAGACAAGCAACGATAGTTAATCAGTTTACATTAGAAAAAAGTGGTCAGAACATAAAAAATGATAATGGTACGGGGAAACTTGGAAGTGAAGAAATGCGCATGGAGTTTAATTCGGTTCAGCATGTAAGTGGAATGTATTTTCCGGGAAAAGGTTCATATGAGTTTCAAATATATAGATATGGTGATAATGAGATTAATCAAAATAAAGATAGTATTAACTTCTCAGATTTGAATAAAGATCATTTGGAATGTGCATATTCATTTGAAATATTATGAAGAACTATATTTAAAGCAAATATGTTAATTTTAAATATAAAAATAGTAGCAAAAGAGCCTTATACAGTGTAGTCTGTGTAGGGCTCTTTTGTTAAGAAAAAATAGTATAAAGCCATTGGGCAAAAAGTTGATTAAGAATTTTTGTGAGTGTCCTTAGATTCATTTATATGTCTATTAGAATTTATGGACGAGCGTATTGTTGTCAACTCATTAATTACTAATAAAAGTAAGGCGTTAGACCACATATCCCAATCGTCAGAATAACTTGTTTTATTGTAATCATCCCAAAGCTCTAACTGTGAAATTGGTTGAAGCGATTGGCTTGAATTATCATAAAAATTTTTAAAATGCGTAGCTGAAAAATATAGATAATTTGATAATTCATCTAAAGCATAATTATGGGAATCTAAAAGTATATTAATGGTATTTATTTTATAGAGATAGCATTTTCCAACCTCTGAATCAGATTTAGATGCTGTATATAGATGTTTTAATTCTCTGACAGCATTCTCAGATAGACCTGTCTGCTTGGAAATATTTTGAATTGTTAGTTCTTTAGTTCGTATGTCAGTATATCCAATAAGATAATCAATTGATACATCAAAAAAATCAGCTAATTTAAACAGAATATCAAAAGAAGGTTGAGCTTCATCACGTTCATATTTTCCAACAGATGAGTAAGATAACTCAAGTTTTTCAGCTAATTCTCTTAATGAAAGATTCTTTTCGGTTCTTAGTTCACGTAATCGATTCATTGCGTTTACCTCCTAGACACATAATAGCACGAATTTCCCTAAAAGTAAAATTACATATTGACATTTCCTAAAATGGACACTAATATATTAAGTGTTCACAAAAAAGGAAAGGAGAGAACGATGAAAAGAGTAATTGTAGAGTTAGATGAAACATTGCATAAAAGGCTTAAAATTTATTGTTTTATCAATGGAATTACTGTAAAAGCTTTTGTGACAGAATGTGTTGAGAAAAGTTTAAAAAATGAAAGAGTAAATGATTCGATAGTAAAACAAAAAACACGGAGGTAACAGTAATGAATCTGTACGAAACTAATGAAACAATGAAAATGTTAGGATATCAGTATCCTATGAGGTTGCTTTGTGGAGAAGGAGTGGCGGTTGAAGATTTTCATAATCTTCTTGCTGCACACAGAGAGCGTGGAAAAAGCTCGGTATTTGAAATTGGCATGGATGCGTTTATGCTGGGGTACATATACGGAATACGTTCAGAAAGAAGCAAAAAGAAAAGACAATCCGTAAAAGCCTAGCCAGCACTTAGGATTGTCAAAATCACAAGGAGTACCTTGTAAATTAATTATAAGGTACTCCGGAACTAAAAGCAAGAGAGAAGGAGAAGAAATATATGAATGATTTACAGATTTTTGGCAACAGTGAATTTGGAGATGTAAGGACAGTGATGGTAGAGAATGAACCTATGTTCTGTTTGACTGATGTATGTGGAGCATTAGAAATTAAAAATGCGACGGATGTAGCAAAAAGATTGGATGAAGATGAACTGACTAGATTGAATCTAGGCAGTCGCGCAGGAGAAACAAACTTCATAACAGAAAGTGGGTTATATGCTGTTATATTACGAAGCGACAAGCCAAACGCAAAGAAGTTTCGCAAGTGGATTACATCAGAAGTTCTTCCTTCAATCCGCCAGAATGGTGGTTACATAGCAGGACAGGAAACATTGTCTGATGAAGAACTGCTTTCCAAGGCACTTATGGTTGCACAGAAGAAAATAGATGAAAAGAATGAGCTGATTGCAACGCAGAATTCCAGAATACAGGAAATGCGACCAAAAGAGATATTCGCTGATGCAGTGACAACTAGTCATACATCAATTCTGATTGGGGATTTAGCAAAGCTGATTAAGCAGAATGGTGTTGATATGGGGCAGAAGAGGTTGTTTTTATGGCTGCGTGAAAATGGGTACTTAATAAAGCGAAATGGTTCAGATTACAATATGCCTACGCAAAGGAGCATGGAAATGGGACTGTTTGAAGTGAAAGAGAGCACAGTCAATAATCCTGATGGATCTATTCGTGTTAACCGCACAACTAAAGTAACAGGTAAAGGGCAGCAGTATTTTATAAATAAATTTCTTGGCGGTGCAGCCTGAAATTAATGTAGGCGGCACCATATCAGGCGCCGCCATGTAAGAAGTCAGAAAGTGAGGGATAGCATGGAATACGGCTATGTAAGAGTTTCTTCAAAAGAACAGAATGAAGCCAGACAGCTTGACGCTCTCTGCAAGCAAGGAATAGAAGATTGTAACATCTTTATAGACAAGCAATCTGGTAAAGATTTTAACAGACCAAAATATAAAACATTATACCGAAAGCTGAAAAAAGGGGATGTACTGTATATAAAAAGTATCGACCGGATGGGAAGAAACTATGATGAGATAATTCAGGAATGGCGCAGAATTACACGTTTCCGCGAAGCGGATATTGTAGTGCTTGACATGCCATTACTTGATACGAGACGTGGAAAAGACCTCATGGGTACATTTTTAAGTGACATAGTATTACAGGTGCTTTCTTTCGTAGCAGAAAATGAGCGCACAAATATAAAACAAAGGCAAGCAGAAGGAATTACCGCAGCAAAAGCAAGAGGCGTGAGGTTTGGAAGACCACCATTGCCAATTCCAGAGAATTTCTATCAGATGCGGAAAGACTGGAGAGCAGGCGCAATCACGATGGAGAAAGCAGCAGCCGCCTGCAGGATGTGCCCGAAGACATTCTATTACAAGGCGGTAAAAGAAGAGCAGAATGAGGAGGAGCAATGAGCTTAAAGGAAGTACTGAACCAGTATACAGCGGTGAAGAAAGAGCGTGAGTACATAGCAGATAAGGTCATGGCATTGGAAAGGCAGATAGACCGTATGGAGAAGAGCGGATACAGCGTCAAAGACACAGTCCGGGGCGGTGAGGGCAACATGCACCATTACACGATAGAGGGCTTCCCGTACAGCGATTACAGCCACCGGAAGACGTTACTGAGAGTGAGGCGGCAGCAGTTGATTGACAGGGATGAGAAGCTTGCAGAGCTTGAGACGCAGGTCGAACATTTCTTGAGTGAGCTTGCTGACAGCAGACTCCGGCAGATGATTGTGTACAGATATATAGAGAATATGAGCTGGGTTCAGGTTGCTGACAGGATGGGAGGCAATAACACGGCGGACGGATGCAGGAAGATGGTTGACCGCTTCCTTAATAATGCTTGTTCATAATTTTAGTTATAAAATACACCTTTTTAAGTATGTTATCATTGGCACACGTTTTTGAGTATGTTATTATATATACAGATAAAAACGGAGGTCAGACATATGCCGGAGATAAGCAGATTTTATGGGATAGTTATTAAGATGTTCTTCAAGCCCAAAGAACACTAATCAAGCCATATACATGCGCTGTATGGAGAATACCTTGGAGTATTCAACCTCAAGACAATGGAGATGATAGACGGAGACCTTCCGAGGAAGGCGCAGGAACTTGTGAAAGAGTGGCTGAATCTTCATCAGGATGAATTATAGGACATGTGGGAAAACCAAATAATCAGAAAGCTCCCTCCGCTTTAGGAGAGAGCTTCTGACAATCCGGAAAGAAGGTGCATTCAATGATTAGAATTAAGAGCATAGAGCCTATGGACAATTATCAGTTACAGATTGCTTTTGATGATGGACGTGAGGTTGTTTATGACATGAATGAGGATATAGATACGCTTCCGGGATATGGAGCACTGAGAGATATTCCCGGCTTATTCAGGAATGTACAGCTTGACGAGAGCAGAACATGTATATACTGGAATGATTACATTGACCTGCCGAGTGATACGCTTTATGAGTATGGCAGGGAGAAAGTAGGTGCATAAAGTTGGTAACTGATAAGGTAAAAGCCCTGTTGTCAATCAGAGGAAAGAAGAACATAGAACTTGCAAAGTATCTCGGAATATCCCCACAGTCAATGCAGAACAAGCTTAACAGGGGAAGCTTTTCAGCAGAGGATCTAATAAAGATATCAGATTTTTTGGACTGTACACTTGCATTTGAAGTAGGAGGGCAGCAGAAGATAATACTTGATACATCGGATATACGGGAAAAATAAAAAAATACCAAAGTTGTCCGTTTTGTCCGTTTTAAATGTGTTAATATGTAAACTAGATGTAGTCCCAAAAGCATTAATACCTCCCCTGAAAGAGCATCGGCAATGTGCCGGTGCTTTTTTCATACCTAAAAAGGAGAAAACAGATGGCATACAAGAGTACACAGAATTATGAGAACCTACAGAAGACAATATTTAGAGGAGCAGGCAGATATCAGATCCCGGTAATTGCACCGGTTCAATATGATGCATGTGAATGGATAGGATTTAATTACGCATTGCGGGCGGGAAACAGGGCAGCTAAAGGAGTACATTTCTTTTTAGATGATTATCAGTTTAACAGAGTTTGGACAAATGTAGACAGGTACACAGAGGTGCTGTCGGAATTCGCATATGTAATGTCACCGGATTATTCACTATATGCAGATTTCCCTCTTGCAACGCAGATATACAACCATTACAGAAAGCATTGGCTTGCGGCATATTGGCAGCAGTATGGTATCAAAGTCATCCCGACAATATGCTGGAGTGACAGAGCATCATATGAATGGTGTTTTGACGGTGAACCGGTGAACAGTACTGTTGCAGTATCAGCAATAGGCACCCAGAACAGCATGGAAAAGAAAAGGCTGTTCATGGAAGGATATGAGGCAATGGTTGAACGGTTACAGCCTGAAAAGATTATATTCTATGGCAGGGTGCCGGATGAATGTAAAGGCAATATAGTAAGAATCAAGTCATTTTGTGAGAAGTTTCATGAAGCGGAGGCGGCAAAATGGTAGAAATGAATTTACAGTATTTTGGCGGCCGTGGTGCAAGCAGCGGTATAAGTGACAAAGGAAAAAGATATGGAACAGAGTACAAAACCATTGCACAGTTTGGAAATGTGAAAGTAGTGCGTTCCAATAATGGTGAGGCAAAGTCTCCAATGGAAACAATGACGCCAGGGCGTGTATATGCTACAGTAGACAGATTTAATGACATTAAATATATCACATTCCATGATGCTGAGGGGGAAAGAGTGAAACAGATTGATGTCAAAGGTAGAGAACATGCGGGGGCGTTGCCACATACTCATAATGGATATGAACATGATGAATACGGAACATATCCGGGAATGTCTGCAAAAGACGAGAAGTTAGTGAATAATATATTACAGCAGTGGGAACGCAAGCGAAATAAGTTGAATTTGTAAACAATGTATGATAAACTTAATACGCAAGGCTATAGTTCACAGAGGAGAATACCGCATAGCGGAGAGCCCGGTGCAGTTCCGGGTAACTTGCAAAAGCAAGGGCAATAGTTCAAGAAGGAGAACGCTGCGGCGGAACGACGTTTCCGAACAACCGTAGAACTCCCGGTGCAACTCCGGGTGACTTGCAAAAACAATAGAGGAGACCCTGGTGCGAACCCGGGTGCTTGTTATAAAGATACCACGTCTTTGCGATGCGGTATCTTTTTTAGTTGCATATAAATCCATGGACCGGCGCAAGCCGGTTCTTTTTTTATGCCCGCAGGAGGTGAGGACATTGTTATATATAGCCGTAACAGCAGATGAATATGAATTCCCCATAGCCCAGGCGAGAACGCCACGTGCATTAGCGGATATGCTTGGCATGTCTGGCCGTCAGGTGCGGAGCATGATATACAATACCGGCAACAATAAAGTGCGTAATCCCGGCAAGCGGCTCGGCGTACGTATTGTAAGGGTAGATGAAGAAGATGAGTGATTTTGTCAAATTAGGACAAAACACATGATATTTTTACGTGAGGAAGGAGCGAAGGCGGGGTGAGATTGTGAACGAAGATACAAAGAAAGCAGCAGAAGATGATTACATGCTTGGAATGTCATACAAAGATATTGCCGCAAAGTATGATGTCACAATCAACACTGTAAAGAGCTGGAAGCAAAGATATGAATGGTCAAGGAATAAGCCTCATGAAAAGTGTGCACACAAAAGTACAAAAAGTATGCACACAAAAAGGCAAAAAGTATGCACACAAAAAGAGGTGCAGAAAGAGGAGCCTGATGCCGGTGCTGAGATGGCAGCAGGACTTAGCGACAAGCAGGAACTTTTCGCACTTTACTACGTTAAGTACAGGAATCAGGTAAAGGCATATCAGAGAGCATACGGATGTGAATATAAAGAGGCATGCTCAAAGGCAAGTAAGCTTATGAAAAAGGCTGAAATAAGGCAGTATGTTGAACAACTGCTCGGTGATATACACCGTGACATCATGATAGATATAAATGATCTGCTAAGGCAGCAGATAGACATAGTGATGGCAGATTACAGCGATTACGTGGATATCGTTAATGGTGTAGCAGTAGCCAGGAAAGACATTGACGGTACAGCAGTCAAGAAGATAACTAACGGCCGGATGGGTGCCAATGTTGAGCTGTATGACAAGCAGAAGGCTATAGAGTTCATAGCAAAGCATATGCCTGAGAGCAGCAGGGAAAGCCGTGACACACAGACGCTTGCAGAAATAATACTTAACAGCAGGCCTAACAGGAACCTTGAAGACTACGAGGATGAGGAGGCAGATGATGAACATACCGGCACCGTTCAGTGAGCGGCAGCGTGATTACATGTACAGATGCTTCAGCTCATGGTTCAACGTGGCAGAGGGAGGCAAGCGAGGCGGCAAGAACGTGCTTCAGACTCTTATATTCTGTATGCTGCTTGAAGAACATAAGAATAAGATACATCTTGTGGCAGGGGTATCTACCGCAACAGCAGGGCTTAATATCCTTGATTGTGACGGGTATGGGCTTCTGAACTACTTTGAAGGGCGATGCTCAACAGGAAAGTATCAGGGACGTGACTGTGTGCGTGTACAGACCAAGACAGGCGAGAAGATAATACTTGTGTCAGGTGGCGGAAAAGACGGAGACGAGAAGCTTATCAAAGGTAATACATATGGCATGGCATATGTGACAGAAGCCAATGAGTGCCATCCGAAGTTCCTGAAAGAAGTATTTGACCGTACATTGTCAAGTACAGACAGAAAAGTATTTCATGACCTCAACCCGAAGGAAGAGGCGCATTGGTACTATACTGACATTCTCGCATTCCATGAGGCACGGCAGGCATCAGAAGCATCATACGGATATAATTACGGACACTTTACTATTGTTGACAATTACAGCATTGATGATGATAAGCTCCGGGCAATCCTTAAGACCTATGACAAGAACTCGGTGTGGTATAAGAGGGATATCAGAGGCGACAGGGCAGTTGCTGACGGCATCATATTCAGGCGTTTTGCGGAGAATAATGAACCATATCTCTATGATGATAATGAACTGCTTGATGAAGCCGGGCATATTAAAGCGACAATATCAAAAGTCACAATAGGCATTGACTTTGGCGGCAATGGCTCAATGACGACATTTACAGCAATGGTATACATTGGCGGGTATCATACGTTAAGGCTTGCGGAGGAATCACACATACCGCTGTCCAAGGACATAGACAGTGATGTAATATGCAGTGAATTTGTGAAGTTCTACCGGATTGTGCTTGATAAGTACAGGCGCGTAGACTGGATACTTCCGGATAGCGCCGCAACAACGATGATAAACAGCCTGAGGAGCGCCGCAAAGAAAGAGGGGCTTAAGTATACCAACATAAAAGGCTGCCGCAAAAACGAGATAACAGATCGCCCAAGAATGTTAGATATACTGTTCAATACCGGGCGACTTAAGATTAATAGGAACTGTACCAATGTAAGGCGGGCGATAGGGAGAATGAGATGGGATGATGATCACCCTGACCAGCCTGAGGATAAAAATATAGGTAACTGCAATGACTGGTACGATGCTGTATGTTATACGATGCTTGATTTTGTTGAGTATCTTATGCTTGACAGATAATGCAGATTGCACCGGTGCAACGAAAGGAGACAACATGGAATCATGTGTACAGAGTTATCTGACTGGAAGAGGATATTCGGTCAATACAGAAGCCCAGACTGTTATAAAGATATGCGATGACTGGTATTCTGACAGATATCTTGATTTCCACAAGCGGACAACAGTACAGGGAACATCATATAAGCTGCGCAAGCTCGGTTTTGCCAAAAGATGCTGCAGCGATGATGCCAACCTGTGTGAAGTGATAGAGATAAGTGCAGGCAATGAGGCAACAACGAAGGCTGTCAATGCTGTGCTTAACGGCAGCAGATTCAATACACAGTACAGGAGGCAGCTTGAAAAGACTGCGGCAAATGGTACGGCTGCATGTTATGTGAGGCTTGATAATGCTGCAATATACAGTGATGGTTCAGTGAGGGGCGGCGATATAAAGCTTAATTACGTAGATGCTGACAGCTTCATACCGCTTACACTTGATAATGATGTGGTAACAGAGGCGGCATTCTCATCAACAACGCTCGTGAAGGGGAAGAAAAAGACAACTCTTGTGATGTTTGTTAAGAATGACCGTGGATTGTATACATCAGAGACACGGTTCTTTGACGAATACGGAACGGAGCTTAAGGGAGAAGCAAGAATGCTTACACTTGGGGATGTGAAGCCGTTCGGGGTAATGCGGACGGCAGCAGTCAACAACCTTGACAATATGGATGGGTATGGACTGCCTAAGATATGGATTGCAATACCTGAGTTTGAGGTGCTTGAGCTCATCTACAATGTACTTGCAGGTGACATGGACAAGGCAGACAAGCTTCTGCTCATAAATGAGGCATTATGCAAGTTTGATGGCAGCGGCAATCCCATTACACCTAACGAGCAGATAAAAAAGATATTTGTAATGCTTGGGGAGAAGCTTCCAGAGGCTGACTCACTTATCTCGGAATATAACCCAAAGTTGCGAATAGACGAAGTAACAAAAGCATTTGAGCTGGCACTGTCCCTTCTGTCAATGATGTTCGGATACGGCACCAAGAAATATACATTTGAGAATGGACAGATAACAACGGCAACTGAATATGTCGGAGAGAGACAGGACCAGATGCAGGAGCTGAACCGACAGAGGCAGGAGGCAAAGGAGTACATAACGGATATTGTACGTGCGGTACTGTGGTTTGAGAATCAGTTCCATGGTGAGCATTATGACATTAATACAGAGGTTACAATTGATTTTGATGATTCGTATGTCACTGACAAGAATACCGAGCTTGAACGCAAGAGAAATGATGCGCTGTCCTTTGATATTCCACAGCTTACAGTGTGGTATCTGATGGATGCATATGCACTGTCAGAGGAAGAGGCGGCAGCGATGATTGAGGCACGGGAAGAAGCCGGCAGCGAAGACGATGATACACAGGACATGGAATAATGATTCATAGTCTGCAATGCAGACTGACTATAATACCTCCTAAACAGGGCGCTCACTTATGTGGGCGCTTTGTTTTTTTGAAAGGAAATGCGAATGAATGATTTTATTGAAAAGCTCACAGGCGCACTTGCACCACTGTTCCAGTATCTGGAACATGAAGTAATTATTGATGTGTCCAGGCGTATCAGGGACACAATGCATTACACAGCAACAGCAGAGCTTCAGGCAAAGGCAATGAAAGAACTTGGATTCAGTCCGAATAAGATAAGGGCTGAGGCAATGAAAACGCTTAATGCTGACAAAAAATACAGGAAGGAAGTCGCAAAAAATACGCTTGGGTTCAAAAGAAAGGTCCGTAATCTTATCGCAGGCATCCGCAAAAAGGCAATGAAAGATGGGGATGAACTGTTCACTGGAGCAGCAGATACAATCAACAATGCGAATCTGGCAACATGGCGCTCAGAAGGTAAAGAGATAACAGACAGCTCGTACCTTCCGGAACTTGTAAATTCAATTCAGGAACAGACCCATGGAGAGATTGAAAATATAACACGGACAACAGGCTTTCAGGGAATGTCCGGCTATGAGAGCATTGAGAATCTGTACAGGAAGGAGCTGGACAAGGCGGTTATCAAGATAATGTCAGGTACATTTTCACATGAACAGGTAGTTGCAGATGTGGTACATAATCTGGCCAAGAGCGGATTGAGGTCAATAGACTTCGCATCAGGACACTCAATGCAGCTTGATACTGCTGTAAGGCTTGCACTGAGAACGTCAGTACATCAGCTTCAGGCGAAGATAAATGACGAGAACATATTACGCAGCGGTGAGAATCTTGTATATGTATCGAAGCACTGGGGAGCACGAAACAAGGGCACAGGTGTGGAAAACCATGAGAGCTGGCAGGGGAAAGTATATTACATAAAGCCAGGGAAGGATTACAGCAGGGAAGCCAGCCGCATAGGGCAGTCCAGCATAGATGACCTGTGGGAGGCAACAGGGTACAGTATAGACGGAGCACATGAAAATAACCCTCTGGGACTTAACGGATATAACTGCCGGCATATGGTGCGTGTGTGGTATGAAGGAGCTTCAAGTCTTCCGGATGAAGACCCTGTGCCACCATCTGCAGTATACAATGGCAGGGAATATGACTACTATGCACAGACACAGAAGATGCGCCGCATGGAGCGTGAAGTGCGTGCATTAAGACGCGAGAAGGAGGCTCTTGAGGTACTTGGGTATGATACTGATGAGATAGATGTGAAGGTAAAGCAGAAGCGCAGAGAATATTCAGAGTTCTGTGAGGCATGCCTTCAGAAGGAACAGCCGGAACGGATGAGATACGAGTGCAGGACATCCAATCTCAGGAAGACGAAGGCATGGAAGGAGTATGGGGAAGAAAAGAGTCAGGCTGTTCAAGCAGCTCAGTTTAATCATCCGGAAGCTGATAATGCTGCCGAAAAAGATGTATTAGAAGCTTATTCTAATTTTATCAATAAAATCAGGGAAGATGAACATCCAAGTGTACATAAGAACAAAATGGCCATGTATGCTGAGTATACGAAAGTAGAAGAAGATAGTACCATAGAACAAGCTTTTTTATATGATATAAAGAACGATATTATAAAGTATAACAGAAAGTCACAAGATATTTATGATTATGATATGAATTATGCTTTTGCACATGAAATATCTCACAGGATGGATTATCTGGAATACAATAGCTGGACAAACAGACGATTCATTGAAGCTATTGAAATTTGCTCAAAAAAGGTATATTCTAATCGTAACGAAATACAGAAATGGTTTGATGAAGGAGCTAAGTACGAAAAAAGCTTTGCTTTATCGGATATTATTGGAATTTTAGGTAATGGAAACATCAGTGTTCCGGTAGGACATAAGGAAGGGTATTTAAAAAAGAATCCTGTTTATGGCACAATGGAGATATTTGCAAATTTAAGCTCCATAGATATTCTAGGGTTAAATGAAAAAGAAGAAGTAATAAAAGAATTGTTTGAAGCATACGAGGAGATAGTAAAATGATAAAATTGATAGAAAGATTAAGGAAGGATCAGGAAGTACAGGAATTAAAAAAGAGATGCCATGAACTGACAGGAAAATGGCCCCCGTATGACTGGGAAAATTATTTGAGCATTGATGAATATAAAGAAGATATGAGACGGATAATAAGAGAAAATGAACAAGACAGTCAGAAATGACATATTATATCGTGAATTTGTATAAGACAGTCCAAGTGGCTGCCTTATTTTTTTGCAAATTTTTTCGGCTTTTGTCAAATTCACAAAAATCACATGATACATTCGCATTAATCCGAGGGTGCTAACCCAGTAAAAAATTAGTGTAGAGGAGATAAAAGATGGAAAGAAAAGACCTGAAGGCGCAGGGCCTTACAGAGGAACAGATCACGGCGGTGCTGGAACTGCACCATGCAGAACTTACACCGGTCAAAGAGAAGCTTAAGACTGCGGAAGATGACCTGAAAGTTGCTCAGGACAAAGTAAAGACCACAGAAGAGACACTCAAGGCTTTTGAAGGTGTAGATGTAAATGAGCTTAACGGTCAGATTAAGACGTTGAAGAATAACCTCAAAGAGACAGAAACAAAGCATGCCAGGGAGCTTGCAGACCGCGACTTTAACGATATGCTTAAGGACAGCATCAGTGCAGCACATGGCAGAAATGCAAAAGCTATCACGGCACTTCTTGACGTTGATACGCTTAAGGCGTCAAAGAATCAGAAGGATGATGTGGCAGCAGCATTAAAGAAGCTCAGCGAAGCAGAAGACAGTAAGATGCTGTTTGGCGATGCTGAGGTGGTAGACACAGGAAATGTTATAGGACAGGTGCATAAGAGTACACCGGCAGATGTTGAAGAGGCTGCCATGCGTGCGGCTATGGGACTTGCACCTGTATCTGATAAGTAAGAAGGAGGAAGACAATGGCAGAAAATACAATAGTATTGGCAAAGAGTTTTACACCGCTGCTTGACGAGGTGTACAAGAAGGAATCTGTAACATCAGACCTTACAGGAGATGCTAACATGGCAAGAGCCGGAGCAAACGCAAAAGAGATCGTATATCCACAGATTGCAGTTACAGGACTTGGAGACTATGACCGCAACAGCGGATACACACAGGGAACTGTTGATTTTAAATGGGTATCAACAGAATACAACTACGACAGAGGTGCCAAGCTGTCTGTTGATGTAATGGATAATCAGGAGACATATAACCTTGCATTTGGCATGGCGGGTGCCGAGCTTATGAGAACAAAGGTAGCACCTGAGGCAGATGCATTTACATTTGCCACACTTGCAGGAATCAGCGGAATATCACAGGGCGAAGCCAAGACTATAAGCGGTGCGGAAGATTTCCTTAATGAGCTGCTTGAAGCGAAGAATACGCTTGATGATGACGAGGTACCGGAAGAGGGAAGAATCCTCTACGCAGCATCATCACTTCTTAACGGGCTTCTTATGCTTGACAGCTATAAGTCTAAGGAGATCCTTGCATCATTCAGCATCCAGAAAGCTGTACCGCAGGGACGCTTCTACACATCAATAGATCTTCTTGACGGCAAGACGCCGGGAGAAGAAGCAGGTCATTACCGCAAGGGTACTGCCAAGTATGCAAAGACTACCGACACCGCAGTGGTAAGTGGCAAGACTTATTACACGGAGAGCAGCGGCGTGTACAGTAAGGTAGACAGCCCGCAGACATCTGCAATCGGCACTTATTATGAGCAGACACAGGAAGCGGCAAAGGATATCAATTTCATGATTATCCATAAGCCTGCAATCATCAAGCATGACAAGCATGTCGTATCTAATGTCATTCCGGCTTCTGCTAACCCGGACGCTGATGCTGATATCATTAAGTACCGCAAGTACGGACTTGTTGATGTGTACAGGAACAAGGTAGCCGGTATCTACTTAAGCCATAAGGCGTAAGGAGGAGACATGAGAACAATAGGACTTGAAGTAAAGACGGCCGCAAAGGATAAGGCGGAACTTGAAGCACATGTTGAGAAGCTCAGCACTGAGAATGAGGAGCTTAAAAAGCAGCTTGCCAAGTTCAAAAAGACATCCAAAGATGCGGCTAAGTCAGAATGACACAGCAGGAAGGAGGGAGCGGTATGTCTTACATAACATGGGAGCAGTACAGCTCCCTTTATGATGATATAGCAGAAGAACAGTTCAGCCGTTATGAGGTAAGGGCTCATAGGCATATTGATATGCTTACACATGGGCGCGCAGGACAGTTCATGGAAAAATATGACGAGGATACGGCAACTGCATTTCAGAAGCGTATACGCGGACAGATAGAATCGACAATGTGTGAGCTTATGAATAACATGAGCATACAGGATCTGTCAGGCATGGGAAGCGGTATCGCATCTGTATCTAATGACGGATATTCAGAGAGTTACAGGATTACAACAGATACTGAGCTTAAGTCTCAGCTTAAGAGCATTGTCATTACAGGATTGTCGGGCACCGGATTGGCAGGTGCACTATGAGTGTATTATTCACGGATACAATGACTGTGTACAACTACCATAAGGATGAGCAGACAGAGAAAGAACAGTGGCTTAAGAGTGTTATACATGGCATACAGTGGAGCCATAACAGGGCAGAGATAACAACCAATTCTGATACACAGAAGGAGACAAGGACAGAGAGCATAACAGTTGACTTTCAGCGAAGCTATGGCAATAAGCCATATATTCCGCCGCATGAGTATTCTAAGCTTACGGCTGAAGAAGCGGCAGATTATTGGACGCTTAATGCAAAGAGCAGCCAGGATGTGCTTGTGCCAGGTGAGTGTACCGAGAATATAGGCAGAGGTTACAGGCTGTCCGAGCTTATCAAAGATTATCAGTATGCCGTTACCGTAACAGCGGTAAGTGACAACAGGAACAGACCGAGGCTTAAGCATATAAAGGTGGTGGCAAAGTAACATGTCTGTAGACATAACGATTACGTTTGATGTTAATGACTGCAAGCATACCCTTGGAGTTGATGAACTGGGAAAGATACAGAAGTTTGTACAGAATGAGATTATTAATCTGTCTGAGCCGTATGTACCATTCAGTCAGGGAACGCTAAAAAATAGCGTAAGAATTGATGGAGATGATATTGTGTACGGCGGCGCCGCAATAAAGTATGCACGGTATCAGTGGAATGGTGTTGTATATGAGGACCCTGAGTTGCACTGTGCCGGGTTCAGAACCAAAGACGGATGGCGTTCACGTAAGAATGTACAGAAGGTACCGACGGAGCGCAGGCTTACATACCAGAACGGCAGCCTGAGGGGTGATCACTGGATACAAAGGATGCTTCAGAACGGCGGACGTAAGAAGATAGAGGACGGCATCAGGAGGATGGTTGGAGAATGACGGTATCAGATTCAATCATAAAGTGGCTTAAGACATTTAATCCACAGGACTACTGGAGGATGAAGAGTATTGACACGGGAATACAGTCGGCAGCAGTTGACACATATTCACTTGTCAAGACACCGGTAGTCAATACTAAGACGTTTTTGTCAGGACGTAAGGTTGTAACAGCATATTATACGCTTATGGCAAGGCTTGCCAATGAGACTAATACTGACAGGATAGAGAATGACGGCTTCGGGGAGGCACTTGAAAGCTGGGTTGAGGAACAGAGAAAGTGTGGCAATTATCCAGAGCTTGAGGATGCAGATGTGCAGGATATACAGGTGACAACGCCGTTTTACGTCGGCATGACGGAAGAACACAGCTGTGTGTATAACTTGTCGATATCAATAAGATATATGACCCGGTCATAATTGCACCGGTGCAACGAAAGGAGAAGACGATGAGAGAGGAATTAAGACATTACATTGACACGTCAATGAATAGCGGCACACCGACATATGAGATGCTTGGAGACGGCATATCATCACTTACAGAGGAGATGAATCCGTCCGAAGAGACAAAACATTATATTAATATGTCATCTGACAGCAACAACGTAAAGTCATATCAGCGCTCATTTGAGGCTGATAAGGAAGACTGTGTTGAAGATGAGATTCAGAAGTGGCTTGACAAGATGGTAGATGATCTTCCAGTTGGTGCAAAGGCGAAGACATCATTTGTACGCCTGAGAATCAAGGATGCCGTATCAGGCTCGGCAGGAACATATAAGGCTATCAAGGTACCGTGTACTGTATCAGTGTCAAGCAACGGCGGCGATGGCGGTGATTATAACCATACGGTTGTATCAGTCAAGCAGTGCGGCGATGATGTTCATGGCACATTCAACGTAACAACCAACACATTTACAGAAGGCGATACAGAGTAACAGGAGGGCATATGGAGAAAGCAAGCATCAGAGTCAGTAAAGGTATAGAGGTTGAGGTTAATGACAATGGCGACACAATCACAATGAATGTGGAATCAGCGGAGTTTGTTAATGAATTCTATACATTATTGGATAAGTTTGAAAATCTTGCGGATAAGGCACGCTCAGACGAGTATAAAGCAATGGATACGCGCGAGAAACTTACAGTCATTGTTCAGGGAACAAAGGATGTGCTTGCAAGTATTGATTCCATATTCGGTGACAGTGCAAGCAGGAAGATATTCGGAGACACAACACCATCACTGTACATAGTTGCTGATTTCTTTGAAAAGATAACACCTATAATCCGTAAATACGCAGAACAGCGCCGCTCAGACATCATGAGAAGATATAATTCATCCAGAATGGCTGGAGCCACAAGGAAGATGGGGCGCTGATATGTATAACGTCTTATTAGACCCCCTGCCGGAGTTCTGGCAGGGGTATCGTATTAATACGGATTTCAGGATAGGCATACAGATGCAGCAGGCCATGGAAGATGACTCTCTTTCCGCGGAAGAAAAGTATGAGACATGTGCAACGCTGCTGTTTCCCGACAGCTTCCCGGATACAGCACAGAAGATATGGGAGGCTGTTGAATGGTTCCTTACGGATTATAACCATGATAATGAAGGCAGGACAAGAAAAGGACCTAAGGCAATGGATTGGAATGTGGATCAGTGGAGAATCTATGCCGCATTCCTGAGCCAGTATAACATAGACCTTCACACAACAAAAATGCACTGGTTTGTATTCATGGGTCTGTTTACCAATCTGAATGAATGTGCACTGCACCATGTGATGGATATCAGAAGCAGAAAGATAGAACCGGATATGAAACGGGAGCAGAAGGAACAGCTAAGAGAATATAAGGCACGTTACAGCCTTGAGAATATGAGCTGTGAAGAGACAGAGGACGAGAAGAGAGAACGCATGACAGCAGTTGATGAGTTCAACCGGTTAAGGAAGGCAGGTAGCTGATATGGCAGATTATGATGCTGAGGTGAGGATACATACCAAAGTAGATACTTCGGAAGTTGATGAGCTGAATAAAGCACTGCATGGCACGGCTTCTACGGCTGACGACACGGCCGATAGCGTGAATGATGTAGGTGATAAAGCTGACAAGACCGCCAATGACCTTAAGAAGGTTAAAGAGGAGACTGCGGAGATAACAAAAGAGGCTGATAAGGCAGCAAAGGCAGTCTCTGATATGACGGATTCATCACAGACACAGTCACTTGCCCTGCAGATTGAAAAAGCAAGAGACAAGGTGTCAGGTCTTAAAGAGAAGATGGATGAGCTTGCCGGAAAAAAGGTGTATAACGAGGATTACACAGATCTTGAGAAAGAGCTCAGCAGGCTTATGGGAGCATATAACAAGCTCACAGAAAAGGCTGAGAACTGGCAGGGAAGCAAACGCTCAAACAGCTGGCAGCAGCTGCAGCAGAACATTGAAAATACAAAAAATGAGATTGATGAGCTCAGGAAGCGCAAGGAAGATTATGACAAGGCCGGCAATATGTATTCAATGGGGGCTGAAACACCCGAATATGGCAAATTGTCGAAAGAATATGATTATGCGCAGAAGTCACTTGCAATCCTTGAAAAGAAACAGGAAGAGTATGAGGATAAGAAGTCTGCCGGTGAAGCAAAAGCCCAGGAACAGGCTGCAAAAAGTCTCCAGAAGATAGAAGCACAGGAAGAGAAGTATGAGAGTATCAGGGCTGAGGCTGTTGTCGGTGATGAGAATATTGTCAAGCTTGCAGAAGAACAGGAAAAAATACAACAGAGAATTGCAGAACTTAAGAAAGCCGGAGTTACAGACGGATATAAGGAATATGATGAGCTGAAAGGACGTCTTGCTGAAATTGATAAAACCATTAAAGGCAATACAGCAAGCATGAAGAAGCTGCCGAAGGTTGGGAAAAAATCAATGAATGCGCTTGGTGCATCTACGAAAAAGACAGGCTCGTTATTGTCAACGCTAGGCAGTAGATTCAAGGGGATTGCCCTGAGCCTTCTTATATTCAACTGGATATCAAAAGGCTTTAATGCAATGATATCCGGCATGAAGACAGGCTTCCAGCATCTTGCCAAGTACTCAGATGAGTACAATAAGAACATGTCAGAGATGAAGGGCGGAACGGAGCAGTTGCAGAATGGGCTTGCAGCTGCGTTTGAACCGGTTGCTAATTTCATCATCCCTATAATTAACAGCCTTATTGCAAAGCTGAATGAAGGAGCTGAGCAGGTAAGCCGGTTTATGGCAATAATAAGCGGAAAGAGTAGTTATACAAGGGCAAAGAAACAGGTTACAGATTATGCCAAGAGTCTGGACAGTGCATCCAATGCAGCAAAAGGAGCACTTGCGTCATTCGACAGTCTTGAAGTGCTCGATACCGGAGATAACAGCGGAAGCAAGAGCGGTTCTGATATGTTTGAGGATGTGTCGCTTGAAGGTGCTGATCTGAGTATGTATGATGCACTGCTTGAAAAGATAGCACAAATTAAGAAATATGCGGCAGAACTTAAGGATATATTCGCAAAAGGCTTCTTTGATGGTCTGGGCGACTATGAAGGCAAGTTTGACACGATTAAGCATGCAATACAGGGAATAAAGGATGCGCTCATTAACATCTGGACAGATACAGCCGTGCTGTCGGCCTGTGACGGATGGATAAAGTCTGTTGCAGGCCTGCTGGGGACGGCTGTCGGTGCCCTGTTCAGCATTGGTCTTACAATTGCGGCAAATCTGCTGGGGGGACTTGAGCAGTATCTTACAGAGAATACAGACAGGATAAGAGAGTACCTGATAAGCATGTTCGACATATGGGCGGACATTAATAATATGCTGTCGGACTTCTTAACCGCGTTTGCGTATGTATTCTCAGCATTTGCAAGTGAGAATGGCATAGCTGTAACAAGTTCACTTATCGGCATATTTGCGGATGCATTTATGGGAATATCCCAGTTATGCGCAGAGATGACAAAGTCAATTGTAGAGCTGCTAACCAAGCCGTTTGTGGATAATGCAGATACAATCCGTGAAGCGCTTGAAGGGACACTTGGGGTAATAGCGACGCTGCTGTCATCTGTAAAGGATATTGTCGATGAAGTAGTTGATGACATACTGTCACTGTATGAAGACCATATCGCACCTGTAATATCAGACCTTACACAGATATTGTCTGAGTTTGTCGGCAATGTGCTTGCATGGTTCAATGAAGATATACTTCCAATCATCAGGAATGCGGCAGATGAGATAAGCTCAATAGTTGAGGATAATATTCTGCCGATAATTGACAACATCATAGAAACAATCGGAGGGATAATTGACATACTTAAGATATTGTTTGACAGGTATCTTAAGCAGCAGGTTGAGTGGATTAAGAATGTATTATTACCGGTAGCTACGGTGGTTTTCAGAACGGTTACAAATATGTTTACGAATCTGTTAAGGACGGCAACAACGGTAATTAAGGCGATAACGCAGATACTAAAAGGTCTTGTGGAGTTTATTGCCGGTGTCATGACAGGCGATATGGACAGGGCGTTTGAGGGGCTGAAGGATATATTCTCAGGATTTAAGACGTTCATATCAGGTGTGGTAAATGGCATCCTTGGTATTGTTGAAACGATGGCAAATGGTGTTGTGGATTCAATCAATATGGTCATACGTGCGCTAAATAAGCTGAGCTTCGATGTGCCTGACTGGGTACCTATTCCAAGTATGAGAGGCAAAACATGGGGCTTTAACCTGACGGAGCTTGAGCATGTGAAGCTTCCGAGGCTGGCAACAGGAGGTATAACAATGGGGCCAACAAGGGCGCTCATAGGAGAAGCCGGGCGTGAAGCAGTTCTCCCGCTTGAGAATAATACGGAGTGGATGGACGAGCTGGCGGACAGAATCAGCAATAGCCCAAGAGGTCCGGTGACAGTGGTGCTTGAGATGGACGGTAAGGAGTTTGCAAGGGCACAGGTGCCATATATTAACGCTGAGAACAGCCGTATAGGCACGGATTTGAAGACGACATAGGAAAGGGGGATTATTATGATATACACTCAGGGAATAACAATAGACGGGGAATATTATGATGTCCCGCTGGCTAAGATGAAGCGGACGGCGGATGTCCTTGATAAGTATGCAAAGAGAGTTGAAAGTGGTGACCTTAAGAGGGAAGTGCTTGGCGTGTACTATAACTATCAGCTTGAATTTGGTGATATAGAGGATGAGGAACTCTATGACAGGCTGTTCGAGCATCTCACACGTCCGGAAGAATATCATGACTTTGAACTTCCGGCAAGGGGAGGAGTGACATCATTCCGCGGATATATATCAAGCGTCTCTGATGAGGTAAAGACAATACGCAGATATGGAGAAGTATATTACACATCACTTACAGCAAAATTTACATCAAAGAAGCCGACAAGAACACCATAGGAGGAAAGATGAAGACACAATGCAGTGCGCATATGGAATTTATTGACATAACAGCCATAGATGATGCATCAGTTACCTCTGACAGCAATATGTCATTCGGGAATCTGGAATTATTCAGAACAAAGAATGACGCTGCCTGCTATGGTACTCTTGAGCTTAATCAGTTTCTGCTTGATGGCAGCTTAAGCATAATGGACAAGCCTTCGGATGTGGGATATATGAGCAATGGGATGTCAGGCTCAGACTGTACATTTGGCAATGTGCCGTCTATATCGGTAACATTTACAAAGCCACATACATCAGCAGGATTAAAGCTGTATTTTGTATCAGAGTATCCGGCAGCAGTAAGGATAACATGGTATACGCTTGCCGGAACAAAGATAGAATCAAAGGAGTTTTATCCGGATGCGCTTGAATACTTCTGCAGGCATCAGATGGAGAATTATGGGAAAATTCTGATAGAGTTCACACGGACGCTGTGGCCGTACAGATATGTCAGACTGAATTATATAAAGTATGGCAATGACATTGATTTTGATGCGCTTAACATTACAAAGGCAATGCTCACAGAGGATATTGACGTTACAAGTGCCACGCTTGCTATTAATGAATGTGATATTACAATACTTGATGAGTATGAGGACTTTGAACTTCAGAATAATAACGGAACATGGAAGAGTATTCAGAAGCAGCAGCCTATCACTGTTACAGAGAATGTAAACGGCAGGAACGTACCCTGCGGTACGTTCTACATGGATAAGTGGAGTTCATCGGATAACGAGGTCACATTCTCACTTAAGGACGCTATTGGTGTCATGGATGAGACTAACTTCTATGATGGGAAAATCTATATTGATGAGCCGGCAGGAGATATCATCGATGAGGTAATGAAGTCAGCGGGAGTTACTGATTATACAATAGACAGGGATGTAAGAAATATCCGGCTGAGCGGTTATCTTGCAATACAGACGCACAGGGCGGCGCTGCAGCAGATAGTATTTGCATGCGGAGCTGTTGCGGACTGCAGCAGAGGCAGTACAATCAGGATATATAAGCCGGACAGATATGTAAGCCACACAATTGGCACAGACAGAAAGTTCAGCACCAAGGTGACTCTTGACGAATATGTATCATCCGTAACTGTTGCATATAACAGGTATTCGCTTAACACTGAAAAAGATGAGATATATAATGAAACGCTTGGCAAAGGGCGCACACGTATAGAGTTCTCATCACCGTACAAGCCGGAGAGCATATCAGTGTCCGCAGGTGCTATTGAAGAGGTTAAGACCAACTATATTGTCATTAACATGCCAAAGGAAGATATATGCGTAATAATGGGACTTGGGTACACGGCAACAGAGACCAAATACAGGGCAGAAGTACCGCTTATACAGTCCGGAGAGAGTGAAAATAATAAGGATTACGGCGGATGCACACTTGTAAATGCAGCGAGGGCAAAGGCTGTTGCCAAATATATTCTTAATTATCTTCAGATGCGGCAGGTGGTTAATGTTGAGTTTATAAATGATGGCGAACTTGTAGGTAACTGGTGCAACATCAGTGACAGGAAGACAAGAATATTCACAACAGGAATAACACAGCAGAAGCTTAATCTTGCGGGCGGCAATATATCCACGGCAGTATGCAGGGGATATGAAACTGTTGTAACTGATTACAGCTACACCGGTGAGATATACGCGGAAGGAGATGTGGTTATCTGATATGGAAATGAGACCGCTTATATATAGTGCAGCTCTGTCAAGCCAGAGTGTGGCCACAAAGTCAAAAGTTACAATCAGCGTAGTTACTGAGGATGTTGAAACATTTTATTGTGAGAAAAAATATGCACGCTCAGACAGTCATAATCTGATTGCCGGGCAGCAGATAGGAGTGATCTAATGGCTATAAAAAAAGTAAGGATACAGATTGACGGAGTATGGACCAATCTGGCACTGTCTAACGGAAAGTGGACAGGAACAATTACGGCACCATCAACAACATCATATAATCTTGCTAACAGGTACTATCCTGTAAAAGTGGAGGTTACTAATGATGCCGGCACGGTAGTTACTAAGGATGCCACGGATGCAACGATAGGAAAGGCTTTGAGACTTGTCGTAAAGGAACTCATTAAGCCTGTAATAAAGCTTGTGTCACCATCTTCGGGGGCATATGTCACATCAAACAAGCAGCCGGTTGTGTTCGAGGTGACTGATGAGGCAGGAGGAAGCGGCGTCAGTCTGTCTGCTGTACAGTTAAAGATAGACAATACAGTCTATAAGGCAGGAAGTACCGGAATGGTATCAGCGGCAATAACTAACGGATACAGGTTTACATACACGCCTCAGACAGCCATGACAGACGGAAAGCATACAATAACACTGAATGCATCTGATAATGATGGCAATGCGGCTGTTGCAGTAACATCGACATTTACAGTTGATACGGTGCCGCCATCACTTACAATATCATCTCCTGTACAGAATCTTATAACCAATAAGGCTGCATTGACCATTGCCGGCATAACCAATGATGATTCATCAAGCCCTATAACGCTTACAATCGTGCTGAATGGAACAGATCAGGGTACAGTAGAGGTAGGCAGTGATGGAAGCTTTACAAAGGCTGTAACGCTTGTGGAAGGCACAAACAGCATTGTGGTAAAAGCAAAGGACGGGGCAGGGCAGACATCATCAATTACACTGTCAGTAAAGCTTGATACAACAGTTCCGAAGATATCAGGAATATCATTATCTCCGAATCCTGCAGATGCAAGCTCAAGCGTTGCAATCATAGTAGAGGTGAGCTGATATGGTGCAGGGCAGTATAACTGTTGAACTTACTACGGATATCATATATGTTGCCGGCACAGTCAATGGCAGGGATACTGTGTTCATCCAGGATGACATTGACCTTATCAAATGGCGTGCAACTGTAGATGTGGCGGATGATGATATATATGATATCCGTTTGAAGATGTATGACGAAGCAGGCAATATCGGAGAATATTCAAGCGTGATTGAATATATACTTCCGTCATTCGTGTATGACAGGACGCAGACAGATGTGGACGAAGCTGAAAGGATGATATCATGCAGGGGCATTGGTAACCTTACATCGGCAGAACGGCAGCAGTGGCTGGCAGGGCTGAAAGGATGTCTTAACCGGTCAGATCTGAAACGTATAGAAAATGATATCTACGTCATAAGCTCAATGCTTCAGACCGGGCTTGCGAGCCGTAAAGACTGCATACCTGATATACCTGACAGAGAATATTTTGATGCGCTGCTAAATGATGTAAATACATTGCGCAACGTGGGCTACAGATATTCGGATACACCCACAGTTCCTGTACAGCCGATAAATACATACAGCAAGCTCAATGACATAGAACATATACTTCATGATATTTATTATGTATATATGACAAATTACAAGTATTACGCCGGAGATGAAATATACTGCGGTGATAGCATAGGAGCGGTACTGTAACGTAACCGCAGAAAGAGAGGAAATAATATGGCAACATTCAGTGCAAAGACGTGGGTGGACAGGATATCGGAATATCCAACACGTAGAACTCTTACAAAAGAAAATGGTACATCTGAGATTGTAACAGTTGCAAGAAGTGAGGGAACAGTCTCGAAAGAAGGAGATGCATTCTCAGCAGCAAATATGAATAATCTTGAAACGAGAATTGGTAATGCTATTACATCAGTTAATACGGATATCGCTGCGTTAAAAAAATATGTCGGTGATGGCAAGACACTTGTCGCCAAGGCTATCACTGATAAAGGCAAGGCGACAGCGGCAGATGCAACATTTCAGACGATGTCTGACAATGTAAGGATTATGGCTGGAATACAGTACAGTGCCGGCGTAACAGCAGCTGACGCAAGGGTCAACACATCAAGTGCTAGTTACAAGAGTGGATATTCGGTCGGTTACGGAGCCGGTTGCAAGACTAAGGTACTGAAAGACTATGATATTGTATGGTTTTGGGCGGGAGCATCCAACCCGGCTCCAAGTGGTGTGTATACTAAGACATTTACAGTTTCGGAGGCAAAAGAAATATTATTTGCAGGAGTTAAACATACACGGAGCTATTCCGACAGACCTTGCGACATTGATATGAATATTACGATTTCTGGGAAAAATGTTACGGTTACAATTTGCAGATATACAAAAGATGATGGTGAAACAGATGCAAATCCATCTGGAGGCGATTCGGCATTTGATTATAGCGGATTAACGGTTGTATACAGGTAATCGTGAAAGGAGAAATTCAAAATGGCAGCCAACAGGAATGCCAACAAAATTGTTTATGGTGCTAAAACCCTAATAGACTTAACAACTGATACAGTGCAGGTGCAACATCCAGGAAAGCGAGGTGATGCGTATGCTCTGAGAATTGCACCAGTGCAACTTACAACACATAATAATAGAAAAGGAAGGAAATAAAGATGGACAGATACGAAAAGATCAAGGCGGTAATTATTGCCTTATGCGGAATTATATCAGGAAGGCTGGGA